AGCGATTGCGTGCTATCTTTCACGATGGCCGCAGCGCCGCTTGCAAACAGGTTTCCCGAACCGACCGTGCCGGTTGCGCCGTCGCCTAGCAGACCAATTTCAGTGATGGTTCCGTTTGCTTCGGATTCGTCGAAGTAGATTTCCTTAACGAGAGTGTTCCCGTCAACGAGACTTGTTGTCACCGTTTTCCTCAGCGTTTCTGCCGTCAGTTGCGTCCCGCTCACAGCAGGAGCCGTGCCATTTCCGATGGCGATAACACTCAAATCCGTATTCAGCAATTCGATAACTCTTTCTATTCCTACGGTTTGAAGCATTGTTTTAACCTCCTATACAAACGTATCTGCGGACGTGACCGCGCCATATAGAGGCTGTTCATCTCCGCAGATACGATTCTGATGCAAGTCAATGTTGATGATTCGAACTCTGATTCCTAGGCTTGCGTACAGTTTTACGATTCGCGTCACGGTCTGATCGCTGTCTGCATCTTCCTGCTCAAGAGCCGTTACGCGCTGAAAGAGGTTGCTGATGTCTTGTTCTCCGCTCATTGCTCCACCTCTTCCACTGAAATGCTTGCTAATATATCCTCTGGACTGAAATCAACATCAATCGATTGAATTCGCCACAGACTGTCGATGCTGAACATTGGCAGCGTAAGTCTAGTCAGTTGGCCAGGACTGACTTGCCAATCGCGCGTCGAGAACTTGGCGTTGCGAATGATTTTCTTTTTCTTTTTCAGTTCTGCACGGCCACGTTTTCGCGCGGCAGCCTTATCCGTAATCTTTTTGTCTCTGATCGCCTTTTCGTACAGACCGTACATCGCAACACTGGAAGGGTCCTCGAAGTAATCGATGACCTGAATGGTTGGGCGATAACGTATTTTTAGCGACACACCATTTGGAAGGTTGCCCGCAACACGTTTCAGAACCTTCTCTTTTTTGTTATAAATATAATCGGATGTGGCGGTATCGCCTTTATCTATTTCTATCGTTTTTGAAACGTTGTTCTCCCAGACTTCAGGGTAGTTTGGCACGTAGGCCAATGAGTAAAACTGATTGTTGTTATCGCCGACGAACGACTGCTCGATAAAAGTGGGACTGGCTTGTTTCGCGCCGATAATCCACACCCTGTTCGATAAATCGAGAGCCGTGCTGTCTACACTGAAAGACCCTTCCAACACTCGCGATGGTGTGTAGTTGATTGGAGCGGGACCTGCGTCATCTAAAAAAAATGACAGACGGTCGAGAGCATCGATGTTCCAGTACGCGCCTGTCAACTCAGACAATTTTTCCACAGCGCTTGCAAACGTTTCGTAGTTTAACGTCAACGTTTCTATATCTCCGCCAATGTCCTCGACATTCGTAACGCCAAGCCAAGACGCGTATTTGTTTCGAAGTGAAGTGATAATTTCTTTTGCCGTTTGTTCAGTAAATGTTTCTGCGACTAAAAGACGCTGCAACTTATCAGTGTTGTCCACACATTTTAGATTTGTTCGCTTCATGGTCTGATCGTAATCGTCCGACTGTGATTTGATGATGCCTGAAAAACAGATTGCGCCATTCACAGTCAGCGTGATTGCGTCCATGCAGTGATTTTCAAGAATGTTTTTGCACTGCAAATCTAGCGTAGCGGAGCTCTCACCTAATGAACGCGACCAACTTGCTGACATCGTTCGGTCGGTGATGTCGTACGTTCCGAGCGGGCCGTTCACTACAATAGAATAGCTTGTCATGTGACAGCACCCCGCAAACGGAACGTACCGCCCATTTGTGCGAACGTGGATTTCGCAATCGTCTTGCCGTCAAGCTGCATGATGACGGTTGTTCCGCTTGACTCCGTCGTCACATTCGGATTAACGTCAGGCACTTGGAGCATGCTGTTCATGCTCGCTTGCACGTCTGGAACGCCACCGCGAATCGCGTTTGATATAGGCCCTGCAAAATCTAGTTGGTCGAGGTCGGAAAGCGGGCCGACCTTGGCTGGTGAAAATGGCAGAAAATCACGGATTTTTTGTACCACGTCTTTAATGCTGTTTACTACAATGCTAACGTGATTTTTTATACCGTCTGCAAGTGCTGTGATGATTCCTTTGCCCGCCCCTTTGAAAATGTCAATCATGTTCGTAATAAAAGTCTTCATTTGTGTAAAAACACTTGAAACCGTGTTTTTAATCGCATTCCATGCGCCGTCCCAATCGCCGCGAATTAACGCGGTTATAGTCTGAATAATTCCGTGGATGACGGTCATGCTGATTTGGATTCCGGTCTTGATTTGCTCGAATGCGCCGAGAAAAATCAATTTAATTAAATTGGTTGCTACCTTGAAAATCGTTGTTACTAAATTAAGTGTAAATTGTATCGTTCCAGCAATTGTCTCCATCGCGACTTTGACAATCGTGCCTACGGCGCCAAATACAATTTCAAATATTTTTTTCAATGCACCAAGCTTTTCGTCGCCGTTTTTACTGATGCGATTAAAAATCTCATTTATAAATGACCATGCCGCTTCAAGTAATGGCTTGAGGGCTGTCCAAATTTCCATAAAATTCTTTTTTAGTGTGTCCCATATTTCTTTTGCAATCGGAATAATAACCGCGGATGCCGTTTGAAAAATGGCCTGGATGCCATTCCATGTTTTGTTGACGAAGTTAGCGAACGCTTCATTTTTTTTGTATAAAATTCCGATTGCGACGCCAAGTGCGGTAAATGCTCCAATCACTAATAAAACTTTACCAATAATCAGTAAAAGTGGCGCTAATACGGCCCATTCGACCGCCAACAATGCGCCGAGGCTTGCGGTTAGAAATGCAATAACCGCAATCAATCCGGTAATCGCTGCCGTCACTGCGGCTCCGATTACAATAAATTTTTTCGTTGCTGGCGAAAGCTGGTTAAACCATTCGACGACGTTTCCTAAAATGGCCGCAATCGATTTGAACATCGGGACGAGCGTTTCTCCAAGCGAAATCATCAGCGTTTCGAATGCGCCTTTAAGTTGCTCGATGGCGCCATTTAAATTATTTAATTTTTCCGCAGCGACTTCTTCTGCCGTGACTTTGCCCATCGCCGCTTTCATTTTTTCGACGCCGGATGCGCCTTCTTTAAATAAAATATTTGCGGCTCTGATCGCGTCCGAGCCGAAGATGGTTTCCATTTTAGACAAACGCTGCGCGTCAGTTAGTCCGCTCATGCTTTGTTGTAAAATGCCTGCAATTTGATCGAGGCTTTTTAGTTTGCCTGTGGCGTCAAAAAACCGCGAGGAGCCGTCCTCGGTTACGAGTCCTAGTTCTTCAAAAAGTGCTCGCGCTTTGTCGGTGCTTGGTTGCAAATTCATCAGCATTGTTTTGAGTGATGTTCCTGCGTCGCTTCCTTTAAGTCCATTTTGTGCAAAAACGGCGAGCGCTGCGGTTGTGTCCTCAAACGTCATACCTACCGAGCTTGCAACGGCGGATACGCTCGAAAGTCCGAATTTTAATTCACCGACGCTGGTAGCCGATGCGTTGGCCGCCCCAGCCAATATGTCTGCCGCTTTTGAAACCGAAAGGCCATCCTTGCGGAACGCATTAAGAGCGGTTGAAGCAATTTCAGCCGCTTCTGCAAGTTCCAATCCGCCAGCAGTGGCTAGACTGAGCGCTCCTTTCAGTCCGCCGTTTGTAATATCCGTCATCGAAACGCCCGCTTTTACAAGTTCCTCAATGCCTTGCGCCGCTTCTGTTGCCGAATACTTGGTGCTGGCGCCCATGTCAAGCGCTAACTTTTTGAGTTGCTCCATTTCTTGCGCTGTCGATCCTGATACCGCTTTAATATTGGACAAGCCTTGCTCGAAGTCTGCCGCTTTTTTTACAGCAAATCCAAGTCCACCTGCAATAGCTAGTGATACGGCACCAAACGCCGCACCGATTTGGGTGCCCGCTTCCTGCACTTGATCGCCGAGTTTGCCAAATTGCCGGTTAACTTGGTTCATTTTCTTTTCAAAATCGGTCAGATCTACACCAATTGCGACAAGCAAACTACCAATTGTTTTCTTTGCGGACACGCGCATCACCTTCTTTCGCGCTGTATAGTAAAAAAGAGCCGAGCGTTCACTCGGCTCTACGGTTTTTCAATTTCTCTTTTAATTGTTCAAATTTCGCAATCTTGTCTTCACGAGCCATCGTTTTAGATTTGCCGAGCAATTGGCTAACCGTCACCTTGCGTTTGAGGTGAACGTTCATCAAATTTGCGGCAAGCCAGGCGGTGCGCTGCATTTCGATTTCTTGCCGAAGCTCATAGCCGTCTAGCAGTTCTCGAAATTCAGAAAATGTTAGCTCCCAAAATTCATCAGGTTTTAATTCAAGCAGACCGAATCCAATGCGTTTAAGTTTTGCCCAATCCCACTCGGACTCGGTCTGCTCGTTCAGTTTTTTTCAGACTTGCCCTCACCAAAAAAAAGTTGAATCGCTTCACCGATTTTCTCCATAACGTACTGAATCGACTCTGCTTCTAGCATGAATTCCTCGGCTTTTTCGATGTCCCAATCATATTTAATTGGTGGGTTGTGTAAAAGTGCAGCCCAAAACAACACAACCATCTCTGTGATTCCAACGTTCTCGCCATTCAATTTACTGAGCGGTTTGCCAAGTTGCCTTTCAATAAGCCTTGCGGCTTTAAAATCAATTTTCAAATGCCTTGTCTTGTCCAATTCAATCTCAACAAAACCTCTGTCCTTCAACTTCATCAGAAGCGCCTCCCTGCTTACGCAGTGTAAGTTTCAAGCACGCCAGTTCCACGAAACGATACGGACACAGAAACCGCATCGTCTGGTGTTGGGTTGATTTCCCAAGAAGACACAAACACATCACCCTCGTAGCCTGTGTTGCCTGTGCCGGTTTTTGGCAAAAGCTTAATTTTCAAAGTCGCACCGTTCACAAGTGCGTCAAACAAGTTTTCCTGTGCCACGTTTGTCGGGATGTAGAGCGCTTCAACCTCCACACTCCACTCTTTTAATCCTGGGATGTACTCGGACCAACCTGCGCTGTCAAAACTTGTTGCTTCAATTTCGTTTTGGCTGATAGACAAAGTCGCATCACGTGCCTCACCAATGACTTGATAAGATGTACCGCCGTCAACAGAAACAGAAACGCGAGCATTAAAACCTGCAATTGCGTTTGTACCCATGAATGAAAACCTCCTAATGTTGAATTAAAAAACGATAACGCAAAATGATGTGTCGTGTGACACCGTCCACATCGCGAAGCGTGTCGCTTGAGTCAAAGAAACAGGAGACTTGACCAAAGTCTTCAACTTCAAGCTCTTGCTGAGCAAGCAGCCGCTGGATATCAGCAGTGATTTCAAGCCCTTCTTTGAAACCTTTATAACGCGACCAAATATGGATATTGAAAAAGACTTCCTCGCCCATATGCTCAAACGATACGAACGGGTTGCTGTTGCTGTCTCCAATTGTGATGAATGGAAACTTCACAGGCGTCTTTTCAAAATCAGGGAAACCGTCAAACACTTCGCTGACCTTGCTGGTAAGATCTGCGTCGCTGTTTAACCTCTCGAATACTGCTTTTTGAAGTGCGAGTCCTGCAGCCATTACACAGTACCCATGATGTACTCAAGACCCATCAGATAGTCACCTTTTGCAGCATCCAATGCCGGTTGCATAAACGGTCTCGGCGGTATATTTCTCACGACCGAACCCAGCTCGATAATATGAGAATATGGTGCTACTGCTCGAATAAAAACACCCATGCCTTTTCTTTTTGATTGAACAAAAGTGTAAGAAATTCCTTTGCGTAAACGGCCTGTCTTTTTAGGCGCTCGCCTTCTCGCATCTCTGCGAACGGCTTTGCCTGTTTTTTGCATAAATTTCCGCAAGGCTTTTACTCGGCTGTCTTCCCAGTCAACTAATTGCTTTTGCACTTGCTTCAAACCTTGCAATTTAATTTTCATCAGAGCACCTCCGTGCGCTTGGCGCAAGTGAGTTCTATCAACTCGTCGTTCTTTGAGTAAGTACGCAGTATATCGTACATTTTACCAGCGAAACGCAGACGGCTCTCACCGTTGTATTCAATCTGGCGAATGATTAGATTGATTTCCGGCTTAAGTCCGACTGCATGCGCCTGGTAAAACTCTGTAGAACGGATGCTTTTCTTATCCGCAAACACGGTCCGCGCCACTTCGGTTTCGGTGTAACCACCTACACCATCGGGCGCCGATACAAGTTCAATCAGTTCGACTACCTCTCGCCACATCATGTGTAATCACCCGCCAACGTCAAGTGCAATTTCAGTTGGTTATAAGCCGAGAGCAATCGCTCATGGTCGGGATTGTCCCATCCGAAGTGCGCTTTCACATACGTGACGACCGCACGTTTGATGAGCGAATCGGTTGTACTGTTTGCTTTTGAAGCCAGCACGCCCGACAGGATTAAATCCTGTCGAGCGGCTGCGATTAAATCCGTAATTTCTCCGTCGAGCGCCGTGTTCGACACTCGAAGTGCGATTTTCACTTCAGAAAGTGTCGCCATTTCGGTCACTCTCCTTTTTCATTGGTCAAAGCCGCCGAAAACGGAAGCAGAATGCTCTTGAGTCCGTTCTGCTCCGCTTCGTAGCGAAGCATATCAGACAGCAGTTTGAACGATTCTTCCGTCAAAGGCCGAATCGCTTTGAAGTAAATTACGCCGTCTTCCTGCTTCAATTTGACTGCTTTACCTTTTGCCATGCAAATTCACCCCAATTATACAGCGGCAGCCTTTTTCACGCGGACAAAACCTTTGTGCGCGGCAACGTTTCCGCCTGCCCAAATCACACCGCGATAGGCCACTTGGCCAGTGCGGAATTTGAAATCACGGCTTTCTTCAACCGTCAAATTTGAGAAAATTGGCATTTCATAATTGATTGGAACGCCATACGCCATGCAGTATGTGCCGTTCGCTGTGCCCGAAGCGGACAAGGCCGGTGCAGCACTGTTGATGATGTACGGCACGTTGAACGAACCTGCGCTGGAAATCGTTCCAGTGTTACCGCGTGGGTTAATCGTGTAAAGTTTGCGTCCTTCGTTATCACGAATCGCCGCAAATGCTGCCAAATCTGCTTTGGAGAGGAACAACGTTGCAACGCCTTCTACTTCCTCGTCGCC